GAGAACTGGGTTAAGTTGACATCTGCTATCGGTGATCGTTGCCAGCTCGTTGGTGATGACTTGTTCGTAACTAATGTTAAGTTCCTCGAGAAGGGTATCAAGATGGGTGCAGCTAACTCTATCCTTATCAAGGTTAACCAAATTGGCTCTTTGACAGAGACTCTCGAAGCTATCGAGATGGCTCATCGTCATGGCTACACAACTGTTACTTCACATCGTTCAGGTGAAACAGAGGATACAACAATCTCTGACATTGCAGTAGCAACAAACTCTGGCCAGATCAAGACTGGTTCTATGTCTCGTACAGACCGTATGGCTAAGTACAACCAGCTTATCCGTATCGAGGAGGAACTTGGTGCTTGTGCTAAGTATGGCTACACAAAGTTGAAGTAAAAGGATTCATCACATTTGGTGATTAATTAACATTCTATATAGTAGGGGATAATTACTTGTGAGAGTGATTATCTCCTATTTAGTTTTAATAGTTATGAATAAAGTGATAGTAAAACAAAATTCTATATATAACCTTAATTCCGCAGCACTTTTTCTTGTGAGATGATTTATTTGGTCCCCTTTCGGGGCAAGGTTCTTTGTGGTACAAATGACAATTTGTGGTACAAAGACACACCTTGCCAATATAAAGAAATGATACAACTGAATTGCCCTATATTAAGTCTTTTGTTTTGGCATAATGGGCAGTATGATAAATAGTTATTTAACATAACTTTAACATATATGTAAATTATTGTTTATAGATTTATTTTCTGTCAGTTTTTGTGGTATTGGTCAAGGGGGGGACATCACGGCAGGTTGGTTAAAGCCGTGACATTACATGAAAACTGATAGAATTTCATTAACAACAAATTAGCACACTGCCTACGGCGTTAGTATTTATGGGGTCGTCGGCAAGCTCCTCCACGCCTAACGGGGTGTGTAGATGTTTCTCGCTCTCCTCACGTCGGCGAGCGGGGCAGTCGTGGGATAAGGTGGGATAAAGTAGGATATATCGTAAACGAAATATAAGTAAAATATATTTACATGATTTAGCCTTAATGTTCAAAAAACGCCCATTTCATCGATAGGTGAAAGGTTTTTTAACTGATTAATTTTAAACACAAAAAAGGCACTCCAAAGAATGCCTTAATGAAGATATTAAATATTACCTATAAAGAAGAATATAGCTAATAGAATAGGAATAACAACAACAAAAAACATAAATAAATAAACACACCATTTAAGAGCGCGATAAAACTTCTCTTTTTCAGTCATAAATATTACTTTTTAAACGTATTCTTAAAAGGGTTCAAGCCAGAAAAGACATCACCCAAATAATCAGAGTAACGAAGAACAGCACCACGAACACTATTTTCATTATAAATAACATTACGCTGAGTACCTCGAGATGCATCAGAAGAAGAAGCAGCAACCTTATTACCGAGTAAATCAACAGAAAGCTGCTCTAAACTATTTCTATACTTATTTGAGATTTTAATACCTGTAGTTTCCTCAGCTGTCTTAATAGCATTAGAAACAAGGTTTTGAATCTGAGCACCACCAACAGCTGCATTTGTTTGCGCATTCTTAGCGTTTGTATTGGCATTCTGTCTATCAATAGCAATCTGCGCATCACGCTGCCTTACACTTGCGTTCGTGGCAAATGATTCTGCGAGGGTCTTTGAGAGAGTGGCAACAAACAAACGTTCACCATACTTTGACTGAATACCTAAGTTAACATTTTTAAGGGCATTCTCAAGACGTGCAGATTGTGTAATGACTTCTAATTGTTCATTAGTCTTTTCAGCATTAACTACAGATAAATCAGATAGACGAATATAATTACCTAATGTATCATTTTTAAGTTTATAGTCTAAACCAAGCAAAGAGCCTTGTTGCTGAAGATTATTAGTTTCAGCACTCATTCTATTTAATTGAGCGCCGTTTAGACGGTCAACCCAACCAGCTTCTGCACGATTCTTTTGTGCTTGTGAGAGTGCTAACTCATTTTGTGCATATTGACTAATAACATTGCCAATTTGACTGAATGAGTTTTGAATTGCATCACCCATGCCGAGTGCAGGTGCAACTTGTGGCATATGTAATTGAGGTGCAGGAGCAGATTGCAGAGAAGATTGAGCATTACCAGTTTGAACATTACCAGCAGCAATATATGGATTTATACCAGCTTCTTGATAACGTTGCATCTGTGCAGCAGGAGTATTATACTCTTGCATCCTATTATACATTTGCTCATTAAATGCGTTTTGCTCCTGAAACATATTATACTGATTTTGATTAGTCTCACGAGCAATCGCGAGATTAGTGTAATTTGCTTCTCTAGTAGCATTACGATTAGAAATACCACCAAACAAACCACCTAACAAAGAGGATGCACCAGAGATAAGAGCACTACCAATTAATGGATTCATGATTATAATTTTTAAAGATTAAACGTAAAAGTCCCCACAATATTGCAGGGACTAATAAAAAACTATTCAGCAGCAGCAGGTGCAGGGTCAGCAGGTGCAGGGTCAGCAGGTGCAGAATCTGAATCAACTTCAACTTCACGGAGTTGATCGACTAATTCACGATACCTTTCCATTTCTACTGGGTCAGACATATAGCGTGACGGGAGCAAAGAAAGAATATCATCATCTGACAAGTCAGCAGGAGAGGAAACGCCTTTAAGACTAGCTAACTGAGACATAATTAATTGCTTTTCACTATCTGATACATCATTAGAGAACAAACGAGATAGCATAGAATCACGATGCCCAGTTAATGGATTAATAGGGCAGAGCGTTTCATAAATATGAACTTCATCACCAATGAGCGAAGAAGTGGCAATACCATTAACACTCTCAGGAATAGCCGGAAGATTATAAGCATCTTTTGGCACTAAATTAAGATATCTATCATTATAACTCATAATAGTAATATTTAAAGTTAAAGTGAAGCAAGACCATGAACAGACATAGGACGAACAGCCTTTACATCAAAGAACGAATTGATATAAAAGTGGTCAGCCTGAACAGCACTCACAAGGAATATTGAATTAACAACATTCGGATTAACGTAGAATTGAGAAGACGCAAGACCTGAAGAGTAGATACCTTTTTCAATATCAGAAGTATGTGTCATGCGAGAATCAAAACGTAAATCAAAACGAGGTGTACACCAATAACGAAGAGACCCGGAACTCTCAAAATCACCAAAAACTACATCACGTGCAGTTTTATACTCATTGTAACGTGTTTGCCAGCCTAGAAGAAGATTGTTATGTTTGTTTTCCGATGTAACCGGAATAGGCTCATCGGACCCTTGACCACGAGTTTCAGGCATCTTGGATGGGTCAACAGCCGTCAAAAGTAAGTCAGATGATAGGATAGGTTGATAACCTAAGTCAGCGAACTCTGGTTGGAAGAAGTCTTCACGTTTGAATTTCTTATTAAATGGGTCAAGATATGATGCGTTGTACTCTACTTGAGGAGCAGCGGAATAAATACACATGATTAAGCCGTGTTCTTTTGCATCAAAATTGATGTTACCACTATTAAGAGAGCCAAGACCTTTACCAGCTAAGTCGCCAAGCGATTTACCACCAGCAGAATCAGCAGTTGAAACGACTTCACTAATAGGTATCGAGTTATCGAAACCACCTAAAAATCTAGCTTCACCAGCACGGCTTTCGGGAACTTTGAAACCAAAGTGTGCTTCAATCTGAGAAGAGTAATCTAAGCCATTAGCACGTCTTGTTGCTTCTAACATCTTATCAAGAGCAAACGCAGCACGCAAGTCATTAACTGATAGAGTAGAAGGAGATGAACCAGACGAACCAGGCGCAGGCATAGAAAGATAGGTACTACCATCATTACGCTTAACAGAAACAGAAGAAGAGCCTTTAACATAATTAGGAAGATTAAAAACACCTTTGTCATAATTAGGTGTTGGCTTCATACCAGTAAGCCAATCTTTAGGATAAGGACGGTAACGCATCTGACAGAACGAATTAGCAATAACATCACTTATGATGAGATTAGAATTATCGGCAAAATCATCAACATTGAATGAACGAACATCGGGTGCAGACCAATCCTGATTACGATAGAAATCGTTGAATATCTTCTGATAAGCTAACAAACGAAATGGCGAAACCATAACAGAACCGACAAAGTTTTTGTCAGTCAAGAAGTTAGCAGAGAGATTATTAGAATTTGAAAAGAAACTCTGATAATCATAAAGCTTACCTGATTCAGTAACGCCATAATTAAGAAGATTAAGCAATTTGTAAGCACCTTTTCGATATTCAAAAGCTTGACTATCATAACTCTGTTGAGACTTAGTGCTTTTCAAATACTCAAGTAGAGCCTTTAAGTCAAACATAGGCGTAGAATTACAGATAGAAGAATAGTCAGTAACGCCATTTTTCTTAATACCATTAAGAGCAGATACAGCATTAGGAGTACCAACTATAAATTGGTCAAACCACTGCCATAATGATTTGTAAGACACGAAGAAGAAGTGATAATACTCTTTCATACGAGCATACGCAGCAGTGTTGAGATTAGCAGTGCGAACGATATCTTGAACACTGATTTTAAAGTGTTCAGATGGGTTTACTTCCCAACAGCCTACTGGAAGCAGCTGACCAGCTTTTGCAGAGAAGATTCTGCGTGAACTTAAATCAAAACCATTACGAGCAAGTCGAGGTTTTGGTGATGGAATTTTGAATAAAGACATAAATTTAATATTTAATGAAACAAATGTGAGTTTAATAACTCATTTAACTCTTTATTTTTCAATGAATCATTGTGAATCTTAGTATAACGAGCAACATTATCACGATAGAACGTAGTGTTCTTCTGACCGAACAAACGAATAATATCATAATTAGGATTACCATTTAAATCATATAAGACAAAATCATATAAGCCATAAGTCTTCATAATCGACTTCCAAGGAGAATGATTAAACAAGCCTTTAGTTTTAGGCAACTTGGAAAACAAATCCAAATCGAAATCGACAAGATGATGAAGTGGCATATCAAGTTGATTTATATAGGCTTCTTGGTATTCGTATTGTGTACGAAGTAGGTACATATCTTTGCGATAATAGTAATCCTCAAGCAAATTAACGAATATTTCGGGGGTCATTGAATAACGATGACACCAATCCAAGCATACCAAAGTAGCATGAATATCAGTAGATGGATAAACACTACCTTTAAACTCAAATGGCAACAAGCCTTTGAAGTCTATTCCTTTTTGCTCATAATCGTACGCAGTTGCATATATTCGTACTCTTTCAGAATGAGATATCGTGCGGTATCCTCGACACTTTGGCAAGAGCCGATTTTCAAGATTACGGGGAGTTGGAACAAATTCAAATGTACCATTATTTCGGTTGAGTTTATTTTGTCCATAAGTTCCGTTAAGGACATTGCTGCGCAACGATTCTTCGTCATCCTTACAATACCCGATATAAGGGTGTTTGCTTGCCAAGTGAAACGTAGAAGTAAATTCAGTGCATAAAAACGATGGTAAACGAGTATCGCCATTAACATATTTCGCAACATACTGAGATGCGGAGTTGTTGACAAGTGAGAAGTTCGTATTGCCGTTCTTCCAAGTTTCACGTATAAGCCGACTAATGTGTCGTTGCAATTCTTCCGAGTCATACCATAATATGGCATGATAGTGCGGGCGGAACGTTCGAGGTCCATACTCTGAGCAAATAAAGTATCTAAGTCTGAAATCATCTGTTTTATTTTTATTTAATTGATAATCAATAGCAGAGCGCAAACGCTTAAACCAATCTTGTACATCTTTTTTACAAGGATAGGCAAAACAAACACTATCTTCTAAACCCTGAGGCGACAAACAACTACATTCAGAAGCAGATAAAAACTTACCTGAATCTATACAGCGGTTTGATGACCATACTTCACAAGAACCATCAGAATTAAATAAAGGCTCAAACAACGGAATATGTTCATTATCATAAGTTAATGTAACAAACAAAGAATAACGATGCTGTTTACATTCATTTTCAATGCGCCTACTCCACATTGAAGAATAAGAATCACGGCAACGAATACACTTACGACATGGAACAAACATTGTTTCATCTGTATATTTGTTGTATATACGCTTAGGGTGAAGACAAGTATTTATATTACCTAATGAAGACATACTAACGAATAGAATCTGATACTACATGAGAAGTACGACACTTACCAGCTACACCATGATAGTGAAACTTCTCAGCGTCAAAAGAGGTCACACAGCTTTGGAAATACAAAGCAACTGAAACAAGGATAAAACCACCAATAGACACTTTAAAAAGGACAGGTGGAAGATTCTTGAGGAAAGGGATAATTTTTTTCATAAAAATATTGTTTAAAGATTTGCCAATCATCATTTTGATGATTTTTTATACGTAGGAAATAGTTATATCTTTCTGTCGAATTAACACAGTCAACGCACATAAAGTTATTGCAGCCTATAATGTCACGATAAGGACAATTTGCATAACGAAAGTCTGCGCTTTTATACTTATCCACAGAAATTAGTACATATGAAGTCAACTGCAGAAGAGAATGAACGGAAAGCAACGTATCTATCTGACATTGTTTCAGAGTCACCAGGTTCTTTCCATCTTACTATATAAGTATGAACACCTGAACGAGGGTCAACATAGTGCTGAATCGTAACAGACATTATAAGATTATGGCGAGTAGTTTGCCATAACATAGGAGTACGCTCATTAAACATCGATACAATATTTATGAATTAACATGAAAATGTAATCTGAATAGTCACGAACATCAGAGAAATTAATAACATGCTTCTTACCAGCACTATCAAGATAGGACAATGTATAAACAAATCCTGCTTTTGAATGACTAATGACAAGGTCATATTCAATACTACCAAATTTTAAAGCTTCCATAATTACAATATTTTAAACTACATTGCAAATATATAACTTATTAGATAATGGGCATTATGATAAATATAATAATCCACTTAACTCGGGTCAGTGCAAGGCTATTCTTTTATACACACAATTTCATAAGAATTTATTACCTTTGCATCATAAAGAGTCACAAATTATTACGTTGCATCTTTCTAGATGTACTTGCCGACTACTTTGATAGTGTATCGCAGTTTGCCTTTTGACTTTACGAGCATAATTTTATGGAAAAGTCAGACTATAAGTTAGGTACTGTAAGCAGTTATGGTTTTACCAACGAGCGTGTAATTCAGGACTTTCCTCTCCGTGGCAAAGCTGTCTACCTCCATGTTCGCTGTCGCAAGTGGCGTGACAGTTCCAACGGAGAGATATTTACTTATTCATATGATGATGTAACGACTAAGGGCAGTAAAAACTATCCCCCGAGTTCGTTTCTTTTTTAAAGAATAGAATTGAATCTACAGCAGAGAGCATCGCAAGCATCGGTGCATACTATGACGTAAACGGCAAGCAGTTATCCACACAGTACAAGGAATATTTCAGCGACTACTGTAGCTGGAATCAGTTGGATTATGCTCAAGACCGGCTATTGCTTGAAGATAACATAGGTGAGATGCTCTGGATGACATGCGTATCGCTTACCGATAGGTTTGCAAGAGACAAAAGGAATGAGGAGATAAAAGAAGCTAAAAGTAAGGTAAGGAATATATACTATTTAGATACAGCAATGGTGACACGCATAAGTAGTTGCTCGCCAGAGCAAAGTTCATATTAACCAAGCACAAGACCAATTGGACTGAAGCACAGAAAGTCAGGGCGAAAATCTTCTTTGAACATTATCCGACACTAAAAAAAGATCTTCAGCATTTTGGAGTGATACCTTTTGAGATTAGAACTCTGAAGAAACGTCACACAGAGAAATGGAGAGCACGGAGGATTGTTTATAACAAAGCTATTGTTGACACAGAGGCACCGTTGGTGCGTGGAGGAACAGAGAATATATGCGAGTTTTATTAATGCTTTGCTTTGCTCTACTTCATTACAAAGTAGTGATTTGCAAGATTTATTAAAACATTTATTACCAAAGCTTTTACCTCCGTGTTCTCCCCCTCTCTGTGTGACGTTTATATGTAGTAGGCTTACTTTATCATCCCAAATTTCTGAAGAACCTAAAAAAAGCATATGAGCTGACAATGAAACTTACCGATATTCATAACATCAGGGGCATCAAGGATGCTGCAAGACTGAAGCTGGTAAAATGGTCTAATGAGGTTGAAGAACTAGGAGTAGACAATTTCTACATCGTGATTAACACGTTTGAAAATCATTATCAAACCATACTTAATTTCTTTGTAAACAGAGCTACGAATGCAAAAGCCGAGTCATTCAATGCTAAAGTTAAGGCATTCAGGGCACAGTTCAGAGGAGTGACGGATATTCCTTTCTTTTTATATAGGCTTATGAAATTGTGTGCGTAAGAAGAATAGGCATACAATTGGGTTTTATGACTGACCCAGAAAATAGCTCATTATTCAATAAAAAAGGATTTCCTTATGATAGGAAATCCTTTATAGTACACCCTTAGGGATTCGAACCCTAGACCCACTGATTAAGAGTCAGTTGCTCTACCAACTGAGCTAAGGGTGCATACT